GGTGATGTTCTTGTTGCTTCAGGAGTCGCAGGTGTGGCTTGTAAAATGGTAAAAGAAATGTACGAAGTTGGGTGTGTAGTTGGTAAAGCACTTGAAAACCATACTGAAGCAGGCGAAGGCGTAATTGAAGTTGTAGTTGGAAGACTGTAATCTAAACAATAATATCCAAAATAGTTTGTAATTTATTTTTTATAGATTTATTCTGTAAAGTTTTTTTCACACCTTCGTGTAAAGGTAAAGGCCAACAATTAATTGACACCCAAGCATATCCTGAGTGTTCACCGTTTAATTTGGGCACAAATTCTTGTTCTACTGCACACACAAAGGTATGAAACTTGAAACGTGTGTCTTTGCTAACAAAAAGTTCTAACGGTATTGTTTTTTGTATATTTGGCTGAAAACCAACTTCTTCTATTATTTCTCTCTGTAAACCTTGCCACGGAGACTCTGTATCAATTGATCTTCCGCCTACCATACCCCAAGTGCCTTTTTGTTTCTTTTTTCTATTTAGAAATAAAAATCTTTTTGTTGATTTTGCGTAGAACAAACATCCTGAACAGATAATATCACTCATACAAGTATTTTATATATTAAAATTCAATTGACCAAGTTCCTGGCTCATAAAATCCTTCATATGATTTTACCCAAAAACCTTCAGTAGGTAACCATTTATACTGGATGCCAGTTTTTATATTAGTTACGTAATGCACTGTATTAAATGTGCTATCTCCTAAAGAAGATGAATCTAAACCACCTCTTTGTAATTGTGTAGATCCGTCATCTTGATCTGCATTGAAATCTACTACAAAATCACCGCCAACCTTTTCAATAATATCATTTGCACTTGCTATTAAATTTCCCCAAGCACTAGGACCTGTATTTTGTGTTGAATCGTCTTTACTGCTACCTATTGATTCGGTCAACAAATATCTTGTTCCGTTAGGAGCACCTGTTGGATTAAATGTTAATGGATTAATGATAGCATCTACAGCCTCAATTGTGTTTGTAGGGACAGTATCTTTATCAACTGCAAACAATAATGCGTGTTCGTCTAATGGATCTAATGTCACTGTTCCTGATACATTTACAATAATATCATCTCCGTTAATATTTTTTGCACTTTGTTGTAATTTTACTTTGGTCAATCCATTCCTAAATGTTTTAGAATACAATGCTTCTACTTTCAACCAATTTACTTTTTCGCCATACTGTGACTGACTAACAAATGCTTTGTTTTGTTTGTTGTTTGCGTGTGTAGTATTGCTTTTTGAATTTTCACCTAGTAAGGTCATTCTGTTGCCTAATAAAAGCAGAGCAAATTGTCCTGGAGTAATTAATTGTTTAGAAACTAAATCTGATCCAATTATGCCATCTATGTCAATTGTGCCTGCATCTTCATCATAGATACTCATTATAATTTTTTCTATTACACCAAGTTTTTTAACTTTTGCTGGTGGTGACAACCAAATAGGTGTATCAAACGTTAACGTAGCAACATCTATATCATCTGCGATTCCTTGTGGAATGGCTCTAGAAGTGTAAGAAATATCAGTGAGTTCTACAAAACTTAAACTTGTCCAATCTAAGAAATTATCTGTGGTTTGCAATTCAAGAGCAGGATTAAACAATACAAGTATTTGTTCTAATATTTGTAATTTTTGTTCAGTGTTAGTTGTAAAAATATCTGCTTTGAAGGATAATCTAAAAGGCGTAGGCATTATTCTTTCAATAGTGTGCGATTCTCCAGGCGCCGAAGTGTATTGCTGAGTAGCATCATCAAAGTTTCTTTCTCTAAAATGCTTTTTATCGATGTGATAAGGATTTTGCATCCTGTTTCTATCATAACTTAAATTTTGAATATAACAACTAATTTGTGGTGCACTGATTAAAGTATTTTCAGATCCTTTTTTGATTATTTGTGCAACTTGCCTTGACATATCTCCGTACTTGACTGGAACCTGTAATGTCTCTGATGCGCCTTTAGAATTTTTTCCAGTAACATAGGAAAAATTTGACATCATTCTTATAAACTGAACAATGTATCTTCTTATCTGGGCATCATAAAAATGTTGCATTAATTATCCGCCTGTGGTTTCAATAGTTTGCTTAATGCAACACGTTCTTTTGTTGTTGATGAACCATCTTTAAGCGTTCTTGTATTTGTATTATTAATAAAGTCTGTTTTTTGTGTGTTACGTGAATCACTTTGACTCATTGTTACTCTTACATCATCTTCTACTTTCACAAAACGTCTCCCATCATATCTAAATAATCTGTTTGGTTTATAATCAGTACGCAACCAAAACATTCCTTCTACAGGACCTGCAGGAAAACTTGTTCCTGAACCATAAGTTTCTCCATTTGCAGGTATTCCGTCCCCTGTTAGATAACCTTCTAATACACCATTTGCTTGTGGAGTATCGTAAACTCTGTCAACGTTGATGTGTCCAGTGTCTGTTTTGAGATCATCGTCAACAGTTACTAATGCAACTTTGCCTTCTTCGTCAGTAGGCATAACGTGTAGTTGTTTTGTGTTATATCCTGACTCAGGTGCGTCTGCCTCAGCTTGATCTATAACTGCTTGATTAATTTCTAGATCAGTATCTCTTGTCTTCTGGTGCGTGTTTTCTGTTTTATCACCAATAATATCTCTGTATTCTTGTGAATCTTCTATTCCTTTTACTCTGACTCTCAGTAAATGTGGCCACCAAGTTTGTGAAAAACCTTCTGACGCTCTAGTAACGTCTTGGACAACGTAATATCTTTTCATTGCCTCGGCATCACTTTCTATTAAACTGTGATCATCTTTTAGATGAGGCAGTTCAATGACATCACCTGCCATAATTTTTCTGCCTAACATATCAATTGTGTCATTTAAATGAAAGACCATAAAAAGTTGATCATTCTGCAAAAACAATCCAAACTGTGATAAGTCAAAATCTATATCTTGAACATTGTAAATTACTCTGCCTTTGTAGATACTTTCATCATATTTTCTATCTCTGTTTTCTAAAAATAACAAATCTTGTATAGAAGTTTCTAAAATGTTATCTCTATTAGGTTGTGTAGCGTCATTAGTAACACCCTGGTCTACAGGCCCAAGATACTTGTGTATATAGGCATCTGTACCACCTACTTGGAATCGCTCAGATATGGTGCGATCCATATAATAGTAGTCGTTACCCTTTTCCGGTTTGTAAAGTGACAATCTAGGCATTTTAAGTATTTATAGCGGTAAATAATGTATATGGTAGATACTACAAACACCACTATTTCCGATCAAGATACTCTAGTTGCTAAACAAGAAATCTTCGACTATGTAAAGGCTAGACTAGGTGATGGTATGATCGAAGTTGAATTAGATCCTAAACATTATGAAATGGCCTTCACAACTTCTATTGATAAATTTAGACAAAGATCATCTAATTCAGTAGAAGAATCATATGGTTTTTTAGAATTACAGGGTGATGTGCAAACATACACTTTACCGGCAGAAGTTATCCGAGTAAACCAAATTTATAGAAGAACTGTGGGAGGTGCATCATCATCAGAAGGTGGCACAAACTTTGATCCTTTCGAACTTGCTTACACAAACGTTTACCTTTTACAAACTGGTAGAATTGGAGGACTTGCAACTTATAATATGTTTGCAGGATATCAAGAATTAGTTGCCAGAATGTTTGGTGGTTTTGTAAATTTCCATTTTGATCAACCAACAAGAAAACTTACAATTCACAGAAGACAGCGATCTAAAGAAACTGTCCTTATAAGTCAATCTAATTACAGACCAGACTTTATATTATTACAAGACATATACGCTAAACCTTGGATAAGAGAATATACCCTTGCAGTTTGTAAATTCACACTAGGTGAAGCAAGAAGTAAATTTAACACTATTGCAGGTCCACAGGGTGGCGGATCACTTAACGGTGACACTCTTAAAAATGAAGCGACTCAAGAGATGCAAAAACTTGAGCAAGAAATTGGAAACTACTCAGAAGGTGGTACTCCAATATCTTTCATTATAGGCTAGACTTTTATCTTAAAATATTGTATACTATAAGAATGATAATAGGCATTTGTGGATTAATAGGTTCTGGCAAAGACACCGTGGCCAGTCATCTAATAAACAATCATAACTTTGTAAAAATAAGTTTTGCAGATAAACTTAAAGATGCTGTGGCATCAATGTTTGATTGGGACAGAAATATGCTGGAAGGACAAACAGCAGAATCAAGAAATTGGCGTGAAAAGCCTGATGAGTTTTGGACAAATGAAATAGGAAAAGACATAACTCCTAGACTAGTTTTACAAAGATTTGGCACTGAATGTATGCGTCAAGGACTATATGATGGAATATGGGTGAGCATGGCCAAAAAGAAAATACTAGATAATCCTGACACAAACTGGATTATACCTGATGTTAGATTCCCTAATGAAGTAAAAATGATCAAAGAAATATATGGATCAGTATGGAGAGTCACTAGGGGAAAAGACCCACAATGGTTCCAACATTTCAAAGAAGAGGGAGTTGAGCCAAAAAGTATACATCCATCCGAATATGCTTGGGCCAATACAGATTTTGATTACTTTATCCAAAACGACAGTACAATCGACAGTTTAAACAAAAGTGTTGATGATGTGATTAGTGATCTACAGCAAGATCACCTTGTTTCCAGCCGTGCTTCTTAACGTGCATTAGCCTATTACAATTAGCACAGACAGTTTTAAGATTACTCGCAGTGTTATTTGTCATATTACCATCGACATAATATACATCTAGTTGATATGGATGCTGTGCAGAGAATCCACACATTTCACAATTTTTCTTTTTGTTATAACCTGCTCTCTGCCATGAAGGTGTTGTGATGTTTGAACTGCTATTCCTTCTGATACAACTGTCACATTTCTTTCTATAGTAGACTTTGTCTCCTCTTCTATAGTTGTACGCCGCAGGCTTGCTTTTACACTCCTGACAAAGCGGTCTGGTATTTTTATGTCCATTAAGCACGTATATATTTATATTAACCTTTTCGGTACTCTTTAAATTTTATATATAATCAGCCCATATGGAATAAATATTCTGTAACAAGGAGAAGTTTAAAATGGCTTTAATATCACCAGGAGTACAGGTTTCCGTAGTAGATGAATCATTCTACGTTCCCGGAATTCCTGGAGCAGTACCATTAGTAGTGGTAGCAACTGCTCAAGACAAAACATCAGGAACAGGAGACGGTACTGCCGCAGGCACACTGTCCACGAATGCAAACGAAATATTTTTAGTATCTTCACAAAGAGAATTAACACAAACATTTGGAACACCCAAATTTTACACAGATGCTGGAGGCACACCTATTCAGGGTTACGAACTAAATGAATATGGTTTACAAGCCGCTTACTCCTTCCTTGGTATAGCCAATCGAGCATTTGTTGTTAGAGCAAATTTAGATCTTAAACAATTAGAAGGTTCAGCTGGGGCACCTGGTGGCAGACCATCTGATGGATATTATTGGTTAGATCTTGCTTCTTCATCTTGGGGAATTAAAGAATGGAATTCAGCAACACAATCATTCACAGTAAAAACACCAAGTTACATCACTGATTCAGATGATGTTACTGCTGGTGCACCAAAAACTAACATTGGTTCAATTGGTGATTATGCGATTGTGGCAACTGATAACTTCAACGCATTATACTACAAAACTAGATCAAACACTTGGGTGAAAGTTGGTTCAGGTGACGTTGCAACAAAAGACGGATCTTGGCACACATCACATCCAACTATCAAAGGATCAAAAGCAAATCCAACTCTACAAGATGGAACAATCCGAGTAAACGAAAATGC